AGCAGACGCAAGTATCCAAGTAACCGACAGAGAACCTACCAACCCAAGAAAGGGCATGGTGCGTTATGCCGTATCACCTTGGGAACCAATAGGATCAGGCGTATCTAAACTTGTTGTCTACAACGGCACAGCGTGGATAGCTGTATAAAATAAAAGGAATATTATATGTGGGGCGCAATTATAGGTGCTGGAGCCAGCTTACTTGGCTCAAAGATGCAATCAAAATCTATGGACAAAGCAAATGCCGCAAAGATGGCGGCGTTTAACCAATACAAACCATACGTGGATAATAACTTATCTGGTTCTGAAGGTGCGTTAGGTGGTGTCTTAAACACTGGAGCCTACCAAGGACAAACATACGCCGCACCTAACCAGTTCCAGACAGGCACAGCTAATACTATGGGCGGCTATGGTACTAATATGATGAACAGTGGTAATGCCATGATGGGCAATACAGCTGGCTTTGGCAACAACGCCAACTCATTGTACGGACAGTATCAAGGGATGTCAGAAGCGGCACAGCAAGACCGCCTTGGCAACGCTATGAACTACGCATCAGCAAACTCTGGTGGTCTAGTAGACGCCGCAATGCGTGATGACCGTCGTAACCTACAAGAGAACACTTTGACTGGCATAGACATGGCGGCAATGGGTTCTGGTAACATGAACTCTAGTCGCGCTGGTGTAGCGGAAGCAGTAGCTAACCGAGCATATGACGACAGACGTGCTGATGTAGCTACAAACATCCAGAATAGTCTTATTGACCGTAGTCTAGGCCAACAGGCACAACAGTTCCGTGACCAAGGTTCTGCATTGCAAGGTGCTGGACAGGCAAACCAAAGCATCCAAAGTGCTTACGGTGTTGGTATGAATACTCTAGGACAAGGTGCTAACTTCGGTATGAACGCTGGTAACAGTTTACAAGGTTACAACCAAGCAAACCTTAATGACCAGAGGCAACGATTTGAAGACCAACGTGACTTTGAGATGAATCAGCGTAAAGGCTATCAATCAGGTATCTTGGGTAAGGCTCCAAACTCGTCTGGTAATGGCGTACAAGCTAACATGAATAATCCGTATGCCGCCGCACTAGGTGGTGGTATGGCTGGCTTTGGTTTTCAGCAAGAGTATTTCCCACAGCAAACACCGCAAACATCATTCTATAGGCCAACTGTAGGTGCAACAGCAAACCCACACATGAGATAAAGGAGGATTATAATGAGACAACCAGTTCTATCACAAAGCTACCCTAACTATAGTCCACCGATGCCTCCAGTGTTAAATACAGGTAACTCAAACAGCGTTATACAACAAAACATTGACAGCTTAAAAATTACTAATCCAGAAATATACGAAAAATACAAGAACGACCCAAAGACACTTGTGTATATGGCAAACTCTTTTTTAGAAGTAGCCAAAGACCCTGAAATGACGGCACTTGAAGAGTTAGAAGCACCTCGAAGAAATAATTTCTTAAAAGGTATACTTAGTGACCCAACTCGCGGCGAAGTTATAGACCAACAAAAAAAAGACGCTGAAGAGTTTGGTGAAGATTATGCACTAGACCAACGTGCTAAGTCTCTTGCCGCAGTAAGTCGGGCACAGAAAGACCCTACCACTACTCTTTTCGATGATGGTAATAAAGTCCCGTCTGCGTACACTGAACCTGTTCTTTACAACAACCCAGAAGAAAATGATTTTGGACAGCTAGATAAAGTTGAAGAGCCTCCGTTGCTTGCTGATTTTACGTCACCAATGCCTACAGGCGCACGTTTAGACCCCTACATGGACATACCTAATGTAAAACAGGATGATCCTATAGATGACATGGTAGCTGGAGAGAACCTATACCCATACACACCCACTCCAGATGGACACCATAGAATGCCAAATGGCTCCATTATGCCAGACTCTGAGATGCCTGTAGGTGCTCGTCTTGACCCTTACATGGAAATACCACAGACAGATGTACCAGAGGGCGTATTGAATACCAAAGACGGGACTAAACCTAAAGGTAACGGCATCTTAAACACTGATACTACATCCTCTAATGATCGCAAAGGTAGCGCAGTGTCTGCAAACGCCCGTGGTTCTGCTATGCCTTTTGGTAAGATCAACAGGAACGAAGCACTTATGCGTATCGGTGGTGCTATTGTTGGTGGGTCATCTCAAGGTTTCTCTGGTGCAATGAAAGCCGCAACAGACGAGTTTGGTAACATTAAAGATGCTAACAGACAGGCAGAGACTGACGCATTCAACAAAGCAGAGGCAACAAGACTTGCTGAAGCCAGAATACAAGCACAAAAAGACAAGGCTGACAAAAATAAGAAAGCAATGGGTATGCCTAGTGCTGTCTATAAACAGGCCGCATTGACTGCCATTACTGACATCAAAGGTAGGTTAGCAAACGAAAGTGCATTTAACCCATTTGACAACAATACTGGTCTCTTTGGTTATGCTATGTCTCACGTAGCTGGTACAGATGCACATGATACAGCAAACGCTATTGATACAATTGAAGCATCTATCGGGTTTGACAGGCTACAAAAGATGCGTGATGATTCACCAACTGGTGGTGCTTTAGGTCAGGTTTCAAACATAGAACTTGCACTATTAAGAAAATCACTAGGTTCATTAAAACAGTCTTCATCAAGAGCACAGTTTGTTAAGAACCTAAATGCAATAGAAGTACAATACAAGAAAGCTGTTGCCGCTGTAGAAGCACAACAACGCGAGTGGTACAGAATGCAAGGTGTCGATGTTCCAGAGCCTGTAACTGACAAGTCTAAGCCAGCTGTGGTTGGAGGCTATTCAATAGTAACTAAACAGAAATAATAGGTACAGATATGCCAACATTCGAGATTACCGCACCAGATGGTAAAGTATATGACATCACAGGTGAAACACAGGAAGGCGCATTAGCGGCTTTAAAGGAACACTTAGGAGATACTGGACAAGAACAGCCAGCATCAGTTGATAACAGTAATAACACTGGTATCAACAGCCCTACAGGTGGTTTTAAAGAGGCTTTATTGCAGGGTGTAGACGCACCTTTGGATGCTATGGGTACAACTGCTAGAGTATTGGGTGCTGAAAAGACTGGTGAGTTTCTAACAAACTTAACTGAAGCCCCAGAAGGCTATGAGTCAGCATCTGCTAAGTTTATTGAAGGTGATGAAGATGGCTCCTACGCATACAGGTACTTACCAAAAGCGGCATTAGAGCAAGGTGCACAGTTTGCTGGTCAGCAGTTAGCAAGGGTTGGTGGCGCGGCTGTTGGGTCTATGTTTAGCCCAGCAGGGTCACTCATAGGTGGTATAGCCGCACCTGTTGTTGTCAGTGCCGTACAGCATCTTGGCGGTATTGCAGAAGAACGCGCAAGAAACCAAGGTAGAGAAAAGCCTAACAAAGATGACTTCTTGTATGCTTCGACTACAACCGCTGGAATAGCACTTCTGGACTCTTTGGGACTAGGTAGTGGTAAGGTTTTTGCAACAGCCCTCAAAGAGTTTGGCACAGAGTCTTTACAGAGTGTCGTTGAGCAGACAGGTACATCAGTAAACACTGAAGCTGGTCTTAATATTGACCCAAGACAAGCAGTTGGTGAAGGCATCATTGGTGGAGCATCTGCTGGCGGTGTAAACACAGCTATATCTACAGTTAGTAAGACTGGTGAAGTTGTCTTCAAACCACGCCAAGAACTTGATCCAGAAGTTGACCAAGCGGCTGGCGATGTTGCTAGGATGCTAAATGAAATTGCTAGTGATGAGGGTCTTAACCTAAAAAACATTGATCCCACATCAAAAAAGGGTGCAAACACTGCCTTAGACACAGCTAGATCAAAGAATACTACTGATATAAACACTGCCGCAAAAATCCTTCGAAAAGAAGTTCTTAAAGGTGCAGATACTGCAACCTTAGAAAGATTTAACCAAGCAATTAAAAACGCCAATACCAAAGTAGGTACTGTAGTTTCTAATGAAGACATTAAATTTATAAAAGACACTGTAGGCAAGGCATTAGAAGGCCAACAGCTTGTTCAGTCACTTTATAAATCAAATGTTGTTACAGAACTATATGCCGCTGGTCTTAAAGGTGGCTTTTCAAAGTTTACTGACAACTTCAACCCAATACCACAAATTGGTAAATCATACGATCCTGCAAGATCAATAGGCACTATGTTAAACTTAGGTGCTATTGCTGGAACAGGTGGTTCATCTTTATTAACACAAGTACCTTTAGTTGCTGGTGGACGTGCAATTGATGCAGTCACAGGCCGTAGGTCTAAAGTGAACCGCTTTGTTAAAAAGAACAAAAAGTCTACTGGTATGTCTACACCTGTTGGAATTACTGTTGAAGGCAGGACAAAGCGTCTAAAAAATGCCCAGACAGCGGCAAACAACGCTAAGATAGCTACCGCAAAAGCTAAAGCAGATGCAGGAAAGCAAGCCTTGTTTGTCAAAATGTATGAAGAGGGCTTACACCCTAATCCAACGTCCCCTAGAGGGATAGCATTTGAAGGCTTACGTGAGGTTGGTAATCTTGGAGACATGACACCAGCACAGATAGATGCTGAAATCATGCGTGTCATTAATAGACGTCTTGCAAAAGGTGCAGATGCTGATGTTCGCAGGGCACTAAATGCTTACAAATCACACCTAAAGACTGGCAAGATGCCAGACAGCGACCAAACATTGTCTTATACTGTCGGTGTAATTAAAGGTGGCTTTAAGTTTCCAAAAATTGATCCAGCCGCACCTACGTCACCAGCTTCACCTACACCCCCTGCACCACCACAGCGTAGTCCAGAGGTTCAACAAGGGATTGATGACAATAGACAGTTTGTGCAGAACCTGATTGATAAGCTAGATAAAGATAAAGCTGTTTCTGACAGTGATAGGCTAGTTCTTAACAACTCATTAAGTGAATATCAGCTAAGTCTTGGAAAAGACCCTAAGACAGCATCACAGTCACTTGTTGATCGTGCAAGAAAGAACCTTTCTAACGAAAAACTTGCAGATAAGTACCTAATGCCGTATCATACCCGTGTCGTTTCACAACAAGCGGCTATAAACACAGGAGTTGATAAACCAAATGGCGATACAGGAACAACAGGATCACCACCTACATCGGTATCACCGACACCTCCTGTCTTGGAACCAACACCCACTAACCCCCCAAATCCAAAAGAGACTGGCGGAGGAACTCAGCAAGAACCCAACGTGGGAGATGGCGGAGGACAAGGGGTACTTGGAACACCAGAACCAGTAGTAACTAAACCACCCTCACCAGCTGAAGTAAAAGCAGAATTACCAGAAGCCGAAGCCTTAATTGAAATTGGCAAGAAAGGTACAAAGTATGAAAATGGTATCCAAGACTGGGCTTCAGCACTAGACGCGGCTAAGAAGCTAGGCCTACAAGTCAACCTTTTTAAAAGTATAAGTAGGATGCGAGAGGATGCTAAGTTTCGTTATGGTACAATCAAGCCAACTACACAGGCTTTCTTTAGTGACTATAATAACAAAGGTGGTGCTGGCGGTACAATATTTACTATGGTTCCAAATGCCTCAAAGGGTTTAAATAAAGAAACTAAAAAGCTAAAAAGAGTTACAGAAATTGAAGCCATAAAATCTCTTTTACATGAGGTGGCGCATGGAGTTACTCAGGGCAATCTTACTGGAAAAGGTATATCTAAACCATATTCAAAATTAGGTAAAAATGCTTTTACTGGGCAGATGAACAAATATGGAGATGGGACTTTTACAGGCAGTATCATTGCGCCAGTCTTGATGGAATACCACCAGTTAAAAGACAACAGCCCTATATTTGACGAGATCAACAACCTACAGTGGAATATAAAGGCTTATGCTGAAAACAACCCAAAATCTACAGTGGCTATAAGGTCATTTTCAACTCGTATTGAAGAACTAATGTCTAATAATCCTACTATGACTAAAGGAGAGGCGGCTGATGTTGTTTCAGAAGGTCTTCCAAAATACCAGAAATATGCCATGAACTTTGCAGAGGCCGCTGTTGATCCAGTGTGGGTCTATATGTTCAATCCAAAACTTGCCAAAGAATTAATGCCTGAGACAACTAAAGTCATCAGGGATGAATTTAAAAAAGCTGGCAACAAGCAAATTAGGTTCTACTCAAGTTCTTTCGCAACAATATTAGCTATAGTTTCAGCTATGGTTGCAAAGGAAAGTGGCGAGGACGAAGAGCCAACTGAAGGAATACTCAGTCCACAAGAAGGTATCTTATCAGCATAACAACATACAGCCCCAGTAATGGGGCTTTATTATTTCAAGGAGCCAATATGATAGTAAAAACAGCGTATGACCTAGTGCCGTACCTAGAAGCTATAGAGACTATAAAAGCATCGTCTTTAACCAAAGATCAAAAGTCACAGATACTAAAGGAGATGAAGTATTCCTTTATCGACATAGTGTTTTGCAAGCAGTGTCCAAATACACACTCTATAATCTCAAGCATACTAGGAGAGCACAATGGGAGCACCCAAGGAACCAAGAAAGAAGTCGCCAAAGAAGGAACTGAAGTATCCAAAGAAGGCAACTCCAAAAGAGAACAACTACTTCACAAAGTTAATGCAAACCGAGGAAGGAAGGGCACTACGCAAGCAGTGGTCAACCAAAAAACGTAAGAATGGAGGAAGGCCAGTAGGCACTCCAGATGGCTACACACTAGAAGCCATTACTCCTATCCGAAAACAGGCACAGAAAGACGCTGAAAGGATTGTAGCTATCATGGCTAAAGAAAACAATATTGATGACGAGTACGCTGTTGAAGCACTTAAAACCGCAGTCGAGATCATGCGTGAACCAGCGCAGAACCGAGACAAACTAACAGCCGCAAGAATGGTCTTAGACTTTACTAAGACAAAACCAGTATCAAAGAGCGAAGTCACTGTTGGTAAAGCAGAAGCCTTCTTGGAGTCGCTTTTAGTAAGTGACACAGAGGAAGAGCAAACCGACGATGGAAACGAAACTTAAACAAGTACGCCGCAAACTATATGACGAATTTGACTTCTACTCTAAGTCAGCACTCAAGATCAGAACCAAAGATGGAGACATCAAGCCCCTCAAACTAAAGCCAGCTCAAGTTATCCTACAAGAAGCTGTAGATAAACAGATGGCTACTGAGGGCAAGGTTCGCATCATAATTCTGAAGGCTAGACAGCAGGGTCTATCGACGTATGTAGGCGGCTATCTTTACTTTAATGTTTCCCAGCGCAAAGCATGTAAGGCAATGGTGGTTACACACCACTCTGACAGTACAAGAGCACTGTTTGACATGACTAAACGCTACCATGAGAACTGCCCAGAACTACTCAAGCCGCACACAAAGTATTCATCTCGCAGAGAGTTGACCTTTGACGTTCTTGATAGTTCTTATGTGGTTGCTACAGCTGGTGGTGAGAGTATTGGACGTGGTGAAACACTTACGCACATACACGCCTCAGAACTTGCCTTCTGGCAGAAATCCACAGCCCTAGAGAACTGGAATGGTATGACGCAAGCCGTACCTAACAAGAAAGGCACAGCCGTATTCGTAGAGAGTACAGCTAATGGTGTCTCTGGTATATTCTATGACCTATGGAAAGGTGCAGTGAATGGCTCTAACGGCTATGTCCCTGTGTTTATACCTTGGTATGTAGACCCAGAGTATCGTGAGGCTGTACCAGAGAACTTTGAGATAACTCCAGAGGAAGAGGACTTATCTAAGAAATATGAGTTAGACAATGAACAGCTAATGTTCCGCAGACGCAAGATTTCACAGAACGGCATCGACCTATTCCACCAAGAATATCCAGCGGAGCCAGAACAGGCCTTCTTAACCACTGGGCGTCCTGTGTTTAACCCAGAGACATTACAAGAAAACCTACACGATGCTAAAGACGTAACAAGCCGTCTAGCACTTGAAGGTGAGGACTGGCTAGAGAATGTACGTGGAGAACTAACACTCTTTCGTAAACTAGATGCTGGCGAAAAGTACACTATAGGAGCAGACGTTGCTATGGGTGTCAGAGGTGGTGACTGGTCAGTTGCCCAAGTTCTCGACAGCAAGAAACGACAGGTGGCAACCTATCGTGCCCAAGTTCATCCAGACTACTTTGCTAATGTCCTCTACAAACTAGGAGAGTTCTTTAACTTTGCCTACATAATCGTAGAGAACAATAGTCACGGTATTCTAACGTGTACTAGGCTTGGAAAAGACATGGCCTATCCTAATTTCTACACAGAAGTACAGGTAGACAAGTTGACAGATAAGGAAACCATCAAGTTAGGTTTCACTACAACTTCCAAGACAAAACCTCTGATCATTGATGAACTCAGAGCCTCAGTTCGAGAGGGTAAGATCGAACTAAACGATAAAGTCACTATTCGGGAAATGCTAACATACATCGTCACACAAAGCGGCGGCATGGAAGCAGAGTCAGGATGCTTTGATGACTGTGTAATGAGTTTAGCCCTAGCCAATCATATCCATGAAGGTGCTTGGGAACCCATAGACGCAGTTGACGATTATTACATTGAGATGGTTTAGACATGAAATCAAATAAAGATTATAAAAAACTCGACGACGATCAAATCGTGTCCATAGTAGATACTAACCTAAGACGCTCCATTGGATACTACGACAGTGAGTTGTCAAAAGAACGCCGTAAGGTAATGGATTACTACAGTGCTAAACTCCCTCGCCCAGCGCATGATGGAAACAGTAAGTATGTAAGTCAGGACGTTTACGATGCTGTAGAAAGCATGAAGGCGGCTTTGTTAGAAACATTCAGCACAGGCAATAAGTCACTTAGGTTCTCACCACAGAACGCTGATGATGTCCCAACAGCTGAAGTCTGCACAGAGTACACCGACTATGTTCTACATCGTCAAAACAACCTGTTTGAAACTATGCAGACTGTTATTCACGATGGTCTTATTGCTCGTGCTGGTATCGCTAAAGTTTACTGGTGTATGCAAGACGAAAGCACACTGGAGTACGTTGAAGGGCTTACAGAGGAAGAACTGGACGTACTACTAGCTGAAGAAAATGTAGAGATCGAAGAGATAACTGAAGACGAGTTTGGTATGTTCTCTGGTGAGCTACGTGTAACCCGTGACACATCACAGGTAAAAGTAGAAGCTATTGCACCAGAAGAGTTCTTGATTGAACCCCAAGCAAAGTCATTAGATGACGTTAGTTTCTGTGCACACCGCACTAAGAAGTCTATATCTGAACTTATTGAAATGGGCTACGATGAAGACCTTGTAGCAAAAATAGGTGACAATGAAGATACTGACTTTGACAATGATCCAGAGATACTATCTCGACATGACGATATTGGTGCTGACAGAGGCTTCAACTCCAAAGGCGACCAAAGACAGACACGCCAGATAACAATAGTCGAAGCATTCATAATGCTAGATGTAGAGGCAACTGGTGTCGCTGAATTACACAGGGTTGTTAAGGCATCTAATGTTTTACTAGAGAAAGAAATAGTAAACAGACGACCATTCGTAGCATTCGTACCACTGCCTATCCCACATGCTTTCCACGGTAATAACTTTGCCGAGAAACTATTAGGCATACAGAATGCACGTACAGTCTTAACTCGATCCATTCTTGATCACGCTATGGTTACTAACAACCCACGATATACTGTGGTTAAAGGTGGCCTAACGAACCCAAGAGAACTAATAGACAATCGTGTCGGTGGTATCGTGAATATATCACGCCCTGACGCAATTGCCCCTATGCCTCAAGCATCTTTGAACCCGTTTGTATTCCAAACTATTCAGATGTTAGATGAGGATAAAGAAGATACCTCTGGTGTCTCTCGCCTATCTCAAGGTCTTAATAAAGACGCTATAAGCAAACAAAACTCAGCGGCAATGGTCGAGCAATTGGCAACAATGAGCCAACAGCGACAGAAGATCATCGCGCGTAACTTTGCGAACAACTTCCTAAAGCCTCTATTCTCTATGGTCTATTCACTAGTCGTCGAGAACGAGTCTGAGGAGAAGATTGTTGAGTTAGCTGGACGTTATGTCCCTGTCAACCCTTCGCAATGGGCTGATAAACGTGACGTACAAGTTGAGTTCCACTTGGGCTATGGTGATCAGGAGCAACTGGTGCAAAAGCACCTTTCGTTCCACCAACTATTATCTGCCGATCCTACTCTTGGACAAATGTACTCTCCTGAGAACAAGTTCAAGATGTTAGCATCAATATTAGATAAATCAGGTATCAAGAATGTTGCTGACTTCCTAACAGACCCAGCGTCGATACCTCCACCGCCACCTGATCCAAATGCAGAGATGCAGATGCAGATGGCACAGCAACAAATGCAACTTCAAGAACGACAAACTGCTGTCGCTGAGATGAAGGTGCAAGTTGATGCACAAATGCGTCAAATGAAACTTGAGCTAGACACTATGAAGGCTCAACAAGCATTTGCCCTACAATCTGACAAGCAAGACCTCAACGAGACTGAGTTTGAACACAAAGAGTTCGTGAACTTAGAGGAACTAGAGATCGCAAGAACTGCTGATGATGTCAGAGCAATCGCAAGTCCTAACGGATAAGCAACCTTAACCAAAAAGAGAGAACTACATGTCTACACAAGAAGAGCAACTTGTG